ACAAGCTATGCCTCAAATCTCATTCGAATCCATCCGAGAGCAATTTACCAAATTCACTCCCACAATGAACGCTATTTCTGTTCGACTACCATCACGTGTAGTAGAGAGTCCTGTAGTCCAGAAACTTTACATGTTTTATCATGCTAGAGAATTTTTGGAACTTGAACGGGAATCTCGTAAGAATATGATTATGATGTTCATGTTTATGTGTCTAACTGGTTTGCCTTTTGGATGTCTCTCCCTCTCCTTAATTGTTTTTGCTTTTCTTATGTGTGCTTTAATTCATTATAGCGTACTTACGAAGTGGAAGAGTGATATGTGTAATCAACTCGCTTCACAGCGGGATATAACGCATGATCTCTTTGCTTCTATTCGAAAATGTAAGGCAGTTCAATTCTTTTCTATTTGTGTTGTTGCAAAAATTCTGTATTCCTTAGTCATTACGATGAGGACAGTTCATGAGCAACAGACAGTTCTCGCACCTGAGACTGTTGAAGAAATTGAAAAACGAGACAAAGAAGTAAATCCTTGGGCGAATGCTGTTGCAGCCTCCCTTCATGTGACTCCTACAAATGCTACTATGACAGAAGCACAAGTGGTTTCGCGTGTAACAAAGAATTTATTTCATGCCAAATTTGTTGAAAATGGCTTTCAACAATCTTGCGATATTTTAGCTGTAGGAGGTACGATGTATCTTATGCCGCTACATATTTTTGAAAATCGTAAAGATATGAAAGTTCTCGTCACTAAAGGAGATCCCTCCAATCTGAACTCGACTTTCAGGGGCTATGTTAGTGTAAAATCCATGATTCCAATTCCTGGAAAAGACGCTTGTTTAGTCTCTATTGAGTCAGGCGGTCCTCAGAAAGAAATTATTGATTTATTTCCTAATGAATGTACTGCGTCTGGTTCAGCACACTTGCTTTATCGTGATCAAACAGGAGAAGTAAGAGATGATGTTATTCGTGCTAATTACATCAGAAATTCTGAATCTGGAGGACCTGGATATCAATATAATGCACCTTATAATACCTTCACTGGTATGTGCATGGCCACTTTAGTGGGCGCATTTGCTCGTCCTACTATTATTGGTATTCATTTACGTGGCGTCACTGGAAATTCTAGTGGCAAAGCGTTGCACATTACACGCCTCGAATTAAATGAGGCTGTCCATGCTGCTCACAAAGAATGGAAGGGTACTTTCCCTTGCCATGTGAATGGCACTTTTCCAGTCACTAAATATGATAAACAAGTTGTCATCAATCAAGATGTACATCCCAAATCACCACTTAATTATCTTCCTTTAGGAAGTAATGTTGAGTATGTGGGACAAAATAATCAACGTGTTACTCATACTAAGAGTTCTGTTATTCCTACCCCTATTTCTGATATTGTTGAAGAAGTAACTGGAGTACAGAGTGATTTCGGACCACCGAAATTTCACTCTTGGAAGATGTGGCAAGAATCTTTAACGCACTCTGCTAATCCAAGTGCTGGTGTTGAACCATCTCTTGTAGATAGTGCTGTACAAGATTATTGCAATGGACTAACTGAAGTTCTTCTCAAGGATGAATTTAAAGCTATGGTATTCAGTGAATTAAAACCTCTTGACGACATGCAAAGTTTGTGTGGAGTTGATGGAAAAAGATTTATTGATGCCATTCCTAAAAATACTTCTAAAGGCTTTCCTCTTTCTGGCCCTAAAAGCGATTGTATTCGCTTGCTAGATCCTGAGGACTATCCCGACCATATGTGTCCCGCTGAATGCGATGAGGAAATTATGGAAGAGTTTAGAAAAATGGAAAAGTTGCTTGCT